AGCCATCGTCTTAATCGATTACACTATTAATAGTTATGATGAAGCCAGTAGAGAGCATCAAAAGGTAAAAAACGGAATTGAATCAATGGTGGCAGGTAATCCACTTGTAGAAAATTTCCAAACCGATATGCGAGAGCGAAGAGGTGATGGAATGCCAGATATATCAAAAGTTAAAGTAAGAATGTAGAAAATACATCATTAATAAATAACCTCAACTAAACCTCTTCATTGAGGTTTTTTTGTGCCCTTTTATCACTAGTGTTATTATTAAATATTTTTAATTGTATTGTCATAAAGCCTGTGTTATAACACTTATCACAACACTAACAAAAGGCATCGAGTATGACAAAAGCAATATTAAAGTCATGTTTAAAGCATGATTTTTATGAAAACAATAAATTAAGACTTTCAGAAGAGCTGTTTTCAAGTGAGCATAAAGAGATCTTTAACATAATAGATGATGCTCATAGCAAGACCAGTGAAGACATAACAACATCAGACATTTTAAATGTTTGGGAAGCAAAACATCCAGTAGCTACCGAGTACCAAAAAGAAGATTTTAGAACTGCATTAAAATTAATTTACAAATCTGAAGATGTAAATGATGACATTGCTAAAGATGTTATTACTGAATTGTGGAAACAAAACTGGGCAAGGCAAGGTGCAGAGATCCTTCTTAGAATATCTGAGGGCAATCAAAATGCTGAACAAGAATTTGAAGAACATCTTATTAAAAAAGATCTGGGCTTTTCACATGATGATTTTGAAGATTGTTTTGTAACGAAAGATATTGAAGAGTTACTTAAACTCACTTCTGATGAAAATAGATATAAGTTCAACATACATTCTCTTAGTAATATTGTTTATGGCATTGGTAAGAAAGAGTTTGGTTGTCTATTTGCCGTTCCAGAAGTTGGTAAAACGGCTTTCATAGCAAGTTTATGTGTCGCTCCAGGTGGATTTGTTCATCAAGGTGCTAAAGTCCTTATTCTCGTAAATGAAGAGGATGGTGGACGAACAATGCTTCGATCCATGCAAGCTTTAACTAAAACTGGAAAAGATGAAGTAAGAGAAAATTTACCAAAGATTAAAGAAGAATTTGATAAGATAGAAAGTAAATTTGAGATTGCTAATGTAGGTAGTTTTGAATTTTCTAAGATAGAAGCAATCATAGCAAGCCGTAAACCAGATCTTGTATGCATTGACCAAGCTGACAAAGTTCATCTGCGTGGGTCGTACAATGCATCTCACGAAAAACTTAGGGCCTTGTATACCAGTTTTCGAGAATTAGCAAAACGACAAGATATTGCTCTACTAGTTGTTTCTCAAGCATCTTCAGAAGCACAGTATAAAACGAAACTTACTCCATTCGACATGGAGAACTCAAAAATAGGTAAAGCAGCAGAAGTCGATCTTTTAATAGGGATCTCAAAACATCCCCAATCTCAAAATGAAGAACCCGACTACACACGATTTTTATCTGTCTGCAAGAACAAACTTAGTGGTGTTCATTCAACTGCGGTTTGTTTTCTAAATCACGACATTTCAACTTATGAGGATTAATCATGGGCAAGAGATCAAACTTTGAAAGACAACCAAGAGATTACTACCCTACCCCATACCAAGCGGTAGAACCTTTAATTCCACATTTATCTGATTATCAATATTTTGTTGAACCTTGTGCAGGTAATGGAGCATTAGTTGATGCACTTGAAAGTCAATCACATATGACTTGCAAATGGTTGAGTGACATTGAACCTCAAAGGCAAGATGTAATGCCACTAGATGCATTCGATTTAAATGAAACTCACTTGCAAGATGCTGATTGTATTATAACAAACACTCCGTGGAAGAGAGATATTTTGCATCCTATGATTGAGCATTTTGTTTCTCTAAGACCTACTTTTTTACTAGCTGATGCAGATTGGATATTTACAAAACAATCCTCTCGTTTCACCAATCGTCCTGGTTTTCTTAAAATGATTGTAGCCATTGGAAGAGTAAAATGGTTTGGAAACACAACTGGTAAAGACAATTCCTGTTGGTACTTGTTCGATAAAAATAATTCTAGCCTACCAAAATTTATAGGGAGAATAGCATGATAGCAGAATCCTTATTTTGTTTGGCTCTCAATATTTACTTTGAAGCTAGATCTGAAGACATAAAATCTCAAATTGCAGTTGCTCAAGTCACAATGAATAGAGTTGAGTCTGAAAAGTTTCCTAATACTGTTTGTAAGGTGGTAAAACAATACAAACAATTTAGTTGGTATTGGGATGAAAAATCGGACAAACCCTACGAAAAAGAAGCTTGGAAGAAATCTTTAGCTCTTGCAGAAGTTTTTCTTGAACAGAAAGGCATCAAGATTGATTGTGTATCAGATGCAACTCACTATCATGCAGACTATGTACGACCTTTTTGGAGAAAGCATTTCGACAAAAGATGTAAAGTTGGAAAGCATATTTTCTACAAGGACAATACATGAATGTCTTAGTCCTCGATGTAGAAACAACAGTTAAAAAACTTAATGGTACAAATGACAACTCCCCTTTTAACGAAGAAAATCGTTTAGTTTCTGTTCATTATAAATGGGATGGCTCATACTATGATGCCGTTTTTTATCATATAGATAAAAGGTTTCCAGATAGTCCAAATCATTTTAGAAAATGCTTATCCAAAGCAGATATTATCGTAGCTCACAATGCTAAATTTGATGTTCAATGGTTATTAGAATCTGGATTTAAGATTGAGGATCATCAGAAAGTGTACTGTACCATGATTGGAGAATACATTTTTGCAAGAGGACAACGACCAGAATTAAGTCTTGAAAAAACTGCAATCAGAAGAGGTGTAACTCAAAAGAAGTCAGATTTGATTGATGACTTATTTAAGTCTGGTATTGGATTTGAAGAGATACCACTGGAAACAGTTTTAGAATATGCTCAAGCTGACGTTCAATCTTGTGCAGAGATTTATGAGAAACAACAAGAAGAATTGAAGAACCATCCAGGTTTAATCCCAACATTTAATTTGATGAATGAGATGCTAATGTTCCTTGTTTCGATGGAAAAGAACGGAATTATGATCGATTCTCGTCAACTTGATAAGGTAGAGCATCAGTTTTTAGAAGAGAGAAGCACGATAGAACGTCTTTTAAAGACCATTTTAAGTCAAATTATGGGTGATAGACCTATAAATCTTAATAGTGGGGCTGATATGTCTAAGGTTATTTATAGCCTAGAGATCAAAGATAAAGACCTTCATAAGGGCATTTATCGGATTGGGGTAGATGCTAGAGGTAAGCCAAACTTCCCACCAAACTATTCTCCAGATTATTTTGAAAGACTTCTAAGGGATCAAACAAAACCATTGTTTAAACAAGTTGCAAGTCATTGCAGAGCTTGTAATTCAATCGGAACAATCCGTAAGATTAAAAAGGATGGAACTCCCTATAAAAATGTATCTAAGTGTGAAAGCTGCAAAGGACTTGGTGCTCATTACACGGACACTGGTGACATTGCAGGTTTAAGATGTAAGCCAAGAGATTCAACCTATGCAAGCATCAATGGATTTAAGACGGATAAGATAACATTAGGACATTTATTAGAAGATGCAAAAGCAAATAATAATGTCATAGCCATCAAGTTTTTAGGTGGGATCATCAGACTTCATGCAGTGAATACTTACCTTAATTCTTTTGTAAATGGTATCAAAACATATAAGAGAAAAGATAACATCCTTCATGCTAATTTTAATCAAACTGTAACGGCAACAGGTAGACTTTCATCAAGTCATCCCAACTTCCAAAATCAGCCTAAGAGCGGAAAGTTCCCAGTACGACAATGTATTGTAAGTCGATTTGAAGGGGGTTTAATCCTCGAAGCTGACTACAGTGGATTAGAGTTTAGAGTTGCAGGTGAAATCTCGAAAGATCAACAAATCATAGATGATATAAAAAATGGTAAAGACATACATACTCAAACGGCTACGATTATAAATCAAACATCAAAAGATAAGATCACAAAAGATTTAAGATCTTCAGCCAAAGCACATTCTTTTGCACCATTATATGGGGCAACTGGTACTGGTCAAAAACCTCATGTAAAGAAATATTATGAAGAGTTTTTTAACATATACAAAGGTGTTAAGAAGTGGCATAACAAGTTGTGTAAGAAAGTTGTGGAAGATGGTGTAATTAGCATCCCATCTGGAAGAGAATTTGCCTGGAAAAATCCTAGAATGATTTCAAAAGATAGGGTTACCAATCACACGCAAGTCGTTAACTACCCAGTTCAAAGCTTTGCTACTGCTGACATTGTTCCACTTGCTTGTGTAAGAGCATTGAAATTATTTAAAAAGCTAAAACTTCAATCAAAACTGATACTTACAGTGCATGATTCGATTGTTGTCGATGTTCATCCTTCTGAAATAGAAGCGGTAAAAAACTGTATTACAGTAGCTATGAAGCACATCGACACTGATATGAAGAAGAGATGGAACTATGAACCAAGCATTGCTTTAGATATTGAAATGGCAATCGGAAAAAATTGGATGGAAATGCAAGAAATATAGTTGCTTACTGTTAGTATTAGTGTTATAAGGAAAGCTCTTTTATAATTACAATAGGAAATAAAATGGCAGAATCGACAGAATTAGCAACCGCAGATATTGAGCTTCTAAAAGAATTGGATCGAATGAATGATGATGGTCGTTCAAAACCAAAGACAGATGGTTTTAAATTACCAATTTTAAAAGTATCCTATGATCAAGAAACTAGAGGTAAATTCCATATAAATGTAGATGGGGTAGATTACTTTTCAGATAAAGTCACATTAAGAGTTCTTCTTCAAACCTTTACTTGGTCACATTTTGATTTTCAGCAAAAACAAATGATTGTAGAAACCATTGAAGTAAGAAATCTATTTAAAGATGAACCCATTGATACAAATGGTACACTTCGTTGTGGTAAACCTAAAAGTAAAGACATGGACGATGAAACAAGAAAGAAATGGGAACATATAAAATATACAAGGATTTTACGAGGGATCGTAGATTTTGGTGATGAATTAAAAAATCAACCTTGTATTATGTTTCAATCTGGATCTGCAAACATCCGAAAGTTTGATGAAGATTATGTGAGAAGTGGTAATCTAAAAGGTCACTACAGAGATCATAAGTTAGAATTAAGTTCAGAGCAAAAGAAGAAAGGGGCAACTACTTATTTTGTTGTTCATTTCAAACCTCAATGGAATGAAATTCAGCCGATGGATCAACAAACTATTCAGACCCTTAAAATTTTATCTGAGCAAGTCAATAACAAGAATGGTTATATCAGAGAAAAATACACTCAAGCTTTGAAAAATGAGTCTATCGATACTACAAATATAGAAGCTCTTAGAGAAGTTCTAGACAATGAGTTTGATCAGCCAAATGCCTAATAATGCAAGCAGAACTGATCCAAAATCGTCTAGAAGACGTACTTCTAAAACTATCGAATGATAGGCATGACGAAGTAGAAATCAAAGACGATTGGATTGAAAAAGCAGTTGATGAGTTTAGAAATGCTTTGCATAGACAACTAAAGCCAACTGAAAAAAGATCCTTTCGTCTGCGAATGAGCAACATAGGTAGACCCACTTGTCAGCTTCAAATGGAAGCAAGTGGAGAAAAGGGCAAGGACAAACAGTATAATCATATTCTTAGAATGCTTTTAGGTGACTTTGCTGAGATCATTCTAATGCTTGTGATGAAAGCAACCGACATTCCAATCACTGGATCTAAGAAACAGGTTGAGTTGAACATTGGCAATCATCCTATCTCTGGTGAAGATGATGTAGAGATCGACAAAAAAGTTTGGGATATAAAATCTGCATCAGATTGGGCATTCAGAAACAAATGGAAGAAAGGTTTTGATGCTTTATTAGAAGACGACCCCTTCGGATACTTAGGACAAATGGCAGGTTATTCTGTTGGAAGTTCAAGAAAAATGGGTGGTTGGATTGTCATGGACAAAAGCAGTGGTCAGATCTCATGCATTGATGCTTCTCAAGATCAGAAAGATTACAAAGAGACAATCAAATTGATGCGTAAGAACGTAGAAACCATCATCAAAGAATTACCCTTCCAGAGGTGTTTTGAGCCGATTGCAGAGATCTTTAATAAGAAGAATACTGGTAGAAAGATTTTAGCCAAACAATGCTCCATGTGTGATTTTAGAGGGTCCTGTTGGCCATCAGCTTCATACGAACCTTGTGCAGAGTCTAAAGCAGCAAACCCAAGAAAGCATTGGTACGTTGATTAAGCATAGACTTCGACAGACGGCAATCTTGAAAGGTTATAGGTCTGGACTAGAGGAAGACATATCGAAACAGTTAAGAAAGTTAAAGATAAAGTTTGAATATGAATCTACTAAACTTCCATATATTGTTCCTTCTTGTCATCGAATTTACACTCCTGACTTTATATTGGCAAATGGGATTGTTCTAGAAACCAAAGGACGATGGCTTTTAGAAGATCGAAAGAAGATAGAACTCATAAAAGAACAATATCCTCTTTTAGATCTGAGGATGGTCTTCAATTACTCCAGGTCAAAGATTCGTAAAGGATCAAAGACTACCTATTCAAAGATTTGCGAAAAACTTGGGATTCCCTTTGCTGATAAGGAGATCCCCATTCAATGGCTCAAGGAAAAGCCAAATAAAAGATCAATAAAAATAATAGAAAAACTAAAAATCCC